CCCCAGGGAGCCTACTGCACCGACTAATCAACCCACTGAGTCCAAAGACCATTCATTGGATCATGCACCTATGACCTATACAGTCCAAGAGCCGTCGGAAGCTTTAACTGTATTTGGCCCTAGGAATAAACCAGTTGTGGTAACTTCAAATCAGCAGGGCGTCATCAACGCTGTTTGTTCAGCAGTTAGCCAACTTTCCCCTGTAGCACCGTCTATTGTTCGGTCTGTCTGCGAACTAGCGGCACGCGCCTTGATTGAGGAGGGAAAGAAGGTTAACATACCCAACTTGATGGCGAAGGTGAAGAAACAGTTGACTAAGAGTAAGAAAGCAAAGAAGCATGGGAATGCCACGCAGCAAGGCCAAAGCAAGGGTGTTCCACCCTCTGTGGCCGGGCTAGGTTATACTAATGCTCCTGTTGCTGTCTCACGACAGGTGAAACGCACATCAAAGCCGCGTATGAAACTTCGTGGTGATACAATGTGCATTTCACATAGTGAGATGATTGGTTCTATTATGTCAGGTACACCCACAAGTAATGTGACAGGATATAAATGTATAGGGTTCCGGGCTAATCCAGGGATATCTTCGGTGTTTCCCTGGTTATCGTCTGTGGCAGTCAATTATGAGAAGTATAGGTTCCGTAAGTTGTCATTTACAATAGTCCCTCTGGTAGCCACTAATTTTAGTGGAAGGATCGGGGTGGGCTTTGATTATGACTCGACGGACGTTGCTCCCGGCAATCGCCAGGAGTTCTATGCACTCACCACTCATGTTGAAAATATGCCGTGGGAGGCAGCCACATTGAACGTTAAAGTCGATCCCATTTACAAGTTCACAGGGACACACACTGCATCAGACAATAAGCTTATTGATCTTGGGCAGGTCCTTGTGATGTCCGATGCCATTTCAAATGGTGGTACCATTTCATCAGCTATAGCGTTGTACGACCTTTTGGTCGATTATGAGGTTGAGCTAATAGAACCACAACAGGCTTTGTTTGCATCTCAGTCTTTCAACACATCTTCTCCTCTGATTGCCGGCGTTCCCTTGGGTACCGGCACGGATACCACGGGGATTACTGGTCCAAGCGTGATAGAGGCCACCACAGTCACGGCTGGAACCGTGCAATTCACTATCCAGCCGGAACATATTTGGTTTCCAGCTTCTGCGCTTGGTCAACTGGCGCTGCTGGGTTTAGTCTGACGTCCCCCACTGCCGGGGTGGTGCTGAAGTCGACATCTGCCGCGGGTACCTCGTTTGGTTACTCAATCGGAACGGTGTCGAGTACTGTTGAGTTCCTTTTGAATCTGAATGCCACCACAGTTACATTCACTGCGAATCTCAACCGGTTTAACGTCATCATTACTCGTGTTGCCTCAACTGTGGCAGCAGCACTCGTAGTCTGAGAGTGTGTATCGGAACCGCAGGGTGTAGAAGCTGACCCCTTCATGTCGATTATATCGCTAGACGGAGAGTTAGATTTTACACCCTTTTCACGTACTGCATCATTAGTTCACTTAAGCCATAAAACAACCAGGAGTCATATACATCTTGGCCCTAGGTCTTTCGGCCAGAAATGGAAAGTCCCGAACCATGGGTTTTACACCCCAACCGATGTCAAGCTTGTGATCACGCCACATATCTCCGAGAGAGCTGGTGTGATGGCAACGGTAAAACTTCTCGACGAATCCGACATGAGCCCCAGCCGCGTGTTGTTCCAGTCGAAGGAATTCAACCTGGGAATGGGGTTGACGTTGGAGGGTTCACAGTTACCGTTTTGCCTTCCGGTGGGGGAATATCCTATATCATTCGAGGTCATGGTGTCACGGTCACCATTTGCGGAAGCTCGAACGATGTTCACAACATCGCTCGAGTGGCGAATGATGTGGTCCAGCACCCCGTTATCCAGGGTCAAGTCTGTTTTCGCGGTAGCCCACCAACCTGTACAGGAGGCTACTCATTTGTTTCGATCAATTAGGACAGATACCGAATCCAGTGGGCCTAGGGCTACTGACCTTGATTTCTCCTCTGAAAATGACATCTCTTTCGATGGTGGTACGACTCTTGGTTTGGTCACCAAGAACTGCGTAGGATCGAAAGTGAAGGTCACCAGTAAGGGAGTGAAGAAGGCGACGTAGTGTCCGGGTGGGTGTCCA